GCCATCCAAGGTGGCACTTAAAGCACCTAAGAAGCCATCCAAGGTGGCACTTAAAGCACCTAAGAAGCCATCCAAGGTGGCACTTAAAGCACCTAAGAAGCCATCCAAGGTGGCACTTAAAGCACCTCGCATAAAATAATAAATATATTATTTATTAGCATTCGTGGCTTTCGCGTTCTTTATTAAGATACACCTTCCAGTCGCAGGGTTTCGCACCTTGCCTTCCGGACAATCCTTCGGCAACTTCTTAGTATATACTTTGTCCGTAGCATTCGCGGCTTTCGATGCGTTCTTAATCAAGATACATCTGCCAGTCGCAGGGTTTAGCACCTTATAAGGGAACGCGTTCCCTTATATAATAAACTTAATATATTTCCAAAGGTATCGTCGCTAAACTTCCTGTAATCCTCGCTTTCTCTACTCGCGGTCTTCAAGTATTTGTCATCCAATACGTGCTTTAACAAAGTAAATAATTTCTTCTTTTTCCAACTCGTCGAAGCATTCAATAACAATCTTCTGCTACGCTGACTGTAAAACATCGCGACGAAGGTTGCCATAAACCAGCAAATCGGTCCCACTTGCTTCGGTTTTTGTCATTTATTCTAATAAAAAATGATTAGACTACCATATAAATAAAAGAGAACACAAACTATTAAAATGAAAATGATTACGTTCCTTACCTGCTTCACGGGCTTCGGCATCTTATCCATCACTCATTCAGTCGATGGGCTTCAAGAACTGCGAGAACTGCGAGAAGTTCGCACAGCAATCCTGATGCGAAGCAATAGCACACCAGATTTAAGAATACCGCATTCAAGAATAATACCGCTCTACAACAACGAGACATCTACGGATACCAATAAAGGTATCATATCGTGCGACGAATATAAAGCCAACATATATAATCGGTATAAGCGAAACACCTACCTTCGCTCGAAAGAGAAATATACATTTGATAATAAATAATATAAGACTAATAGTATAATATATATATATTTACGATTTGAATGTATCAGACAAGCATTCGAAATAAAAAGAAAAGTAGTAATTTTAACAAGGTCGCGAACAACAACTATGCGATTGACAAGGAATACGAGGTATTCGCATATGTAATGAAGGTATTAGGGAATTGTCGTGTTCTCGTATTATGCGACAATGGCACGGAGGCAATTGGGGTAATTAGAGGGTCTATGCGACGTTTTAATAAACGCGTATTAATTGAAACGGGCGATATAGTCGCAGTATCGATGCGAGAGTTTCAAACGAACAAGGTAGATATCGTCCATAAATACAATGCGGAACAATGTAAAGTCCTCATTTCGAACAATGAGATTTCGGATACGCTCATTAACGCGTATAACAAGGTAGGCACGGCGTGTCTTGCGAATGACGCGGATAACATACTATTTGACGATTCGCAGCATCCTGTCGATGAAGCAAAAGCGACGAACGACGACGACGTATTTGTATTTAATAGTGAGGACGAAGACAGCGAAGACAGCGAAGACAGCGAAGCGGACTACGAAGATATATAAATACCTTCACAGCCCTTTTTTTATTCTCTTTCTACAATATAGAAGATATAACATAGAATGCTATTTGATGATGAATATACGGGTTTTGGTATAACGTTCAATCACGATTATTCGCGATTACAACTGACTGGCACAGTGAAAAACAATGCGTTGTTAAATGAGATTATAGTGATTGCTCCGAACCCCATCGATAGAATGAGTAATTACTCGGGTTCTGGGCTTCCTTTCCCGAATTATGAGATTGCGTTCGAGAATACCCCAAACATTCACAAAGTCGATGCTTCGGGAGTCTTTGACATTTCCTTTAAATACCCGAATAGTTTCTATATGCCTGATGGCATCAACAAGATAAAGCCGTCTGTGTATTTTATATTTACCGACAATAACAACAACTCCTTCCGTATTCAATACGAACTTCACGATTTACTCGCATTGCGAACCTTGGTGAATCGCGAGTCTCGTAAGAACCCCGAGTTTTATGGGGCAAAAGACTATATACTACCGATTGATACAGCAGAAAAGGTGATGTACGCGTATTCACGTGCTAAAATCGAGAATGATATCGGATAAGATGATATCCAGATATTTTCATTTTATTTTTATATTATCATAAAAATTGATTATGACTTCTTTGATAAAGAAGCAACCACCAAAGTCAGTGAAGCAGTGAAGCAGTGAAGTCAGTGAAGTCTGTTGTGAAGCAGTGAAGCAGTGAAGTCAGTGAAGCAGTGAAGTCTGTTGTGAAGTCAGTGAAGTCAGTGAAGTCAGTGAAGCAGTGAAGAGAATGGAGTTAGTGAAGATTAACTTTACGCCCGACCGTATCAAGCATATCTTGCTTGAAAAAATCAAGAAGAAGGTATTTGAGAATAATGGAGTTATCTTTGGTGGGTATGTGAGGGATACGATTATTAGCGACCACTACAAGACGATATACAATAATCGTAATCGATGCAACATGCACAATATCCATCAGTTCTGGAATACGACGTATCAGCCTGACACGGCGGCACGTGCGATTGTTTCGAAAGATATGGATATTTGTATGTATAGCGAGGAGTCTATGAATGCGTTTATTATTGCCTTACGAAAGACGTTTGATGACGAGATGGGGCAGGGGAATATGTTGTCTTCCAAACTCGCAAGGAACGAATGTACAGGGAACGTAGGATGCTATAACAGAATACCGATTAAGATACATAATAAACTTATTTTCAAGGTGATTGTCGGGAGAATCCCTTACGTGCATAGTGGCGTCGAGTTGTCCTTTGAGTTTGACATTATAATCCCACCAAACGCAAATATACAACCGCCCTTTTACAATACGGATATGCTATCGAATGTGTTTATTATGAATAAGCAAGGGATACTGATGTCAAACAACACGGGAACAAGCATAGACCAGATGAGTATTTTGAATAAACAGAAGATGTCGATGAAAATAATGGCGGATGTCGTAGAGTTTAAAACGCAGTTTTGTATGCGTAGTAGCGACGACTTTGCGTGTGGCAGTTATGAGTATAATAGGGTTGCGTTTGAGCGTATTCACAATATGGTGGTTCGAAAGTTTCAATGGGAAATCACGAATCTTCCGTTCTCGCTTGAAAATTACAAAGAGACGAATGATAAGGAAACGTGCTGTATCTGTCTTAGTTGTATTAATAAGAATGAGAAGGTTATCAAGATATTTACGGACAATTCTACGAAAACCAATAAAATATGTTCAACCCACCACGCTACCTGTATCTTTAAATATTTTGAGAAGCAACTGGAAACGGCAAGGACAGAATGGGTTGCGAATGCCGAAGAGTTTGAGTTTCGATGCCCGATACGAAACGCAGTTAATTTCAAGATATGTTCTGAAAAGATTAATAAAATAATCAGTGAAAAAATGAAAGCCTAAGGAGCGACGTAGCCGCGTAGCGTAGCCGCGTCGCAAGGATGGTAGGATGATATCTATATGTATCTATTTTTTATTTTTAGCGAGAGCCATGTTAAGGATACTTCCAAACGTATAACTCACTAATGATATTAAGATGATGACAAATAGGTTGGAGGAGTTTGACAGATAGAATACGTCGCAATGCTCGGTTATGTGTAGATATACTTCGAATATTATGATTTTAACGAACATCCCAAGTATGATATCGAACCCGAAGATGAACCCGAGCAAGAAATTGACGGCGATATGCGATATCAGATATATCTTATTTTCAATAATGTTATTCTTGTTATTCGGATAAAAAAAGAGGTCGATATCGTGTATATTAAAGACGCACCGTATGAGCGTGAAAGTTAGCGTTATCGTAAATATCAAGAATAAATAGATGTAAAAAAACGCCGAATCCATTTTTTATGTGTAGTGTTTCCTAATCTAATAAGATAAGATAATTAAAAGATTTTATGTAATACGGGCGAAACTATTTTCTATAATCTTTTAAACTTTCTAAAAAATAAATCTAATATCTCCAAGTATATGTAATAAGAATATACTTAATACCATAGTGATAGCAAGGCTACCCCCCTGCGGATACTCAACGCCGTATAGAGCATCTCAGGATTATTTAGAGAACTTCGAAAGGTTATAGAAGGTTCTTGACTATTTTCTATAATCTTTTAAACTTTATAAATCTTTTAAACTTTATAAATCTTTTAAACTTTATAAATCTTTTAAACTTTATAAATCTTTTAGAATTTATAAAAAGAAATCTAATATCTCCAAGTATATGTAATAAGAATATACTTATTACCATAGTGATAGCAAGGCTACCCCCTGCGGATACTCAACGCCGTATAGAGCATCTCAGGATTATTTAGAGAACTTCGAAAGGTTATAGAAGGTTCTTGACTATCCTTTATTTTTAGAGAAAATAAATAATATACTTATATATTACCAAGACTCCCCCCTGTGGATAAGCATTATACTATAAGAAAAACTGATACATATAAAATATACCAACCATATATGGATTCCATAAAACCGATTGAAATTGATATTGTATCGATTCGTCTTAATCGTCAAAATGAAAATATTATGTTAGCGAATACGTCGATTACACACAGGGATTTAACAAAAAACATAAACAAGGAGGAGTATAAGCGAGTATTACAAGAATTACAAAGAGTAAATATTAGTGAAGATGAATTACTTGACGAATGTAGAAATAACATTATGACAACAACCTTATTGGCAGGTAGAATCTCTATAAATGCGTCCAGACAAGGTTCGAAAGACGAGCAACTGCAACTTGAAGTATGTTCGAACACGTTTTCGAAATGTGTAATTGTTCTATATAACATATCCTCTACATCATTTCGTCCTACAAAAAATGGAAAAATTATTGATAATAATGAAATGAAAAAAAGAAAGATAAAAAAAGAGGATTGCTTGAAATCATTTGATGCTAAACTATCGGGAAAGGTTGAAGGTTGGGTTTTTGCTAAAATTGTTATCGGTAGCGGAGGGCATCAAGATAACGTATTTGAAGAAGCACAGACATTTTGCGATTGGGTTGTAAAATATGGAAATGAAACCGAATTATATATTATCTTATTAGACACGACTCTAATTGAAAAATTAAATGACTTAATCACAAGATATGAAGGATACCCCAATTTACTTATAGGGAATCATATAAAGGTTCAGCAGTTTATAATCGATAAATATTATGAAGGAGACGGCGGTAGCAGCGGCAGCAACTCTCCGCAAATGTCATAGACAAGTCCGAAGGATATTCGCTTTCTGGCAATCGTATTGCTTTCTCTATAATTTGTTAGAAATAGCGAGTTATATTTATCTCTATACGTAGTCATATATGTATTAAACTTATCTACGAGTTCGCTCTGTTCTTCGAGGGTTATTTTAGGTTCGATGACTAAGATAGCGTAAGACCTCGCCGTGAGATTAGGTGTCCTGTCTATATATCTTTCTTTTGTTAAATCATCCACAATAGACACGCCTATCTTGCTATGTATATTGTCATCGATACATTTTACTAATATGTTTGTAAAGTCATCAGTATTTTTTGTTAGTTTTGTAGCCCTATCTATCTTATATTTGGTATTTTTTCGAAGATTATATATCTCCCCTCCAATCGTATAGTTATTCTCAGAACACAAGGTGAAATGTATAATTTTATTCTCAGGATATATATGACATTCGCTGCTAACGCCGTCTTCGCCGTCCCCCGTTTGCTTCGCTCGAAATTGGAAACTACATATTGAATAACTTGTATCCTTGAATACTTGCTCTTCGAATATATTACAAACGGTGATATCATATTTATTTACAAACCTTTCGCGTATCTCTATATCGCCTTTGCGTATCGAACAAAGAAAATTGAGAGGTAATATAAGGATACCTCCAACGCAACGCGAACCGATTAAGATTTGTAAAAAGCACTTGTATAAATCATTCGTATTGTATTTATCGAATACGCTTTTATCGCTCGACTTATTCCGTGCCAAGTAAGGAGGGTTCGTAATTACAAAAGCGTCGTCAAAGTTAGGCGGATATAGCAAGGTATCCCGCTTAACAATAAAGTCCTTCTTAGGCTCTATATCATAACACTCGATATTGTAGTTGTCTTTCTCGATAAAGTTCAGTAAATCGCCATTACCCGCAAACGGTTCAATGATACTATGAATACCCTCGGGTATCCGCATATTCTGTAAAATATACGCATAGTTCGTCGTATAAAATTGCCCTAACAACCGTTTATTCATATTCTATATGGGTGCTTAGAAACTCTATCTATTTTCTAAATCAGTTTTTATATTCTCTAAATCCTTTTATATATGCTTTAACTTTCTAAAAATAAATAATATACTGATATATTACCAAGACTCCCCCCTGCGGATACTCGAAGCGACGTTCGAACATCTCAGGATATGTTAGAGAACTTCGAAAGGTTATAGAAGGTTATTAACTATTATCTAAAAACTTTTAAACTTTATAAAAAAGAAATCTAACATCTCAAAGTATATGCTTATTACCATAGTGATATCAAGACTCCCCCCTGCGGATACTCGAAGCGACGTTCGAACATCTCAGGATATGTTAGAGAACTTCGAAAGGTTATAGAAGGTTATTAACTATTATCTAAAAACTTTTAAACTTTATAAAAAAGAAAT